CGAATCCAATGCACGAACCGCAATCTCGCAAGTCTTCTCCATCTCACTTGGGTGTCTGAATGCACCCCAATTGATTGCAGATAGAGTACACAATGCAATCTCGCCTTCCTCATCGTTGATATCGTTTAACGGTTTGGTTGGTAGGTCAATCTCACAGCATAGGTTTGACTGCTTGATTGGTGCAACAGTTTCATCGAAAGAACTATGAGTGTTAGCGTTATCAACGTTCATAATGTAGATACGTCCAGTATCCTTACGCTCAGTCATAAGCATGTTGAAGTATTCCAATGCAGAAATAGTCTTCTTCTTAACTGTGCGTGAACGTTCATATTTTTCATACAACTCTGTGAACTTATCTTGGTCTGAGAAGAATGCTTGATACAAGTCTGGTACTTCGTCAGGTGAGAATAGAGTAATGTCACCACCTTCGATTAGGCGAGTGTACATCAACTTGTTCAACTGAAATGCGTAGTCAACTTGTCGAACACGGTTGTTCTCTGTACCCTTGTTGTTCTTTAGAACCACCAAGTCTTCGAATTCCAAATGCCAACCTGGTAGGTAGATTGTTGCCGCACCACCACGAACACCACCTTGTGAACATGACTTTACTGCGCTTTGGAACAACTTCAAAAATGGAATCAATCCAGTATGCATAGCATCGCCATTGCGAATTGGTTGTCCCAATGCACGAATAGCACCTGCGTTTACACCGATACCTGCCTTCTGTGAAATGTAGCGAACAATAGAGGAAGTTGTCGCATTGATTGAATCGAGCGAATCATCACTCTCAATCAAAACACATGAAGAGAATTGGCGAGTTGGTGTGCGTAGACCTGCCATGATGGGTGTTGGTAGAGACAACTTAAATGTCGATACCGAATCATAGAAATCTTTAACCCAACGTAGACGGTCTTCTGTGTAACTTGCAAATAGAGTCGCACCAATCATCATGTACATGACTTGAGGGGTTTCGTAGTATTCTCTGGTTACACGGTTTTGCACGAGATACTTGCCTCGCATTTGCTCCATTGCAACGTAGGTAAAATCATTATCTCTGTCGTACTTGATGTATGCGCCTAGTTCATTGAGTTCGTCTTCTGTATAGAGGGTCAGAATTTCTTTGTCGTATTTACCGTTCTCAACATTTCGCTTAACGATAGTTAGAAAGTCTTGTGGTTCAAAACCACCGTAAACTTCTTTGCGTAGCGCATAGTTAATTAACCGACCAGCAACATACTGGTAGTTTGGGGTTGACTCAGAGATTAGGTCTCCGCTTGCTTTGATTAATGTTTCTTGAACATCCTTTGTTTTAATACCGTCATAGAATTGAATGTGACTTCTGATTTCGATTTCAGATGCAGATACACCTGCAATATCTTCACATGCCCACATAACCACTTTATGGAATTTGTTTAGGTCTAGTGGTTCTTTGGTTCCATCTCTTTTTGTTACTAAGATTCCTCTTGGATTCATTTCGTTCATCTTCCTCTATACTTTCTTCCAACTAACAATTTTTGCTTTTGCGGAAAGTCCACCGTATGTATTCTTTGTGATTATCGTCATAAGTTGGGTTGACGTTGCACCTGCAAGAACCATGTCATTTATATCTTTTTGTTCTACAATATCAGGGAAGAAACAGACACGAAAACCAGCGTCTATCGTCTTCTCCATCCTCTGAATAATCTCCTTATTTCTTGGTTCGTTATCGTAGACAAATATCGTAGTGTCTTTGTTGAACATGTCATACGGTACATCTGCGCCACCCATTGCGAGTGCGTTGTCCAAAAACATGCTATCCAAAGGACCTTCCACCACTATAGTTTCTTTTGATTTGTCCCAAATATCCAATCCATAAATCTTGGCAGTTTCTTCATCGAAACGTACAGTTATATAGCGCATAGAATTATTGGGGTCTAGAGACCTACCTTGCGCTGCAAATAACTCGCCATCCTCATTCCAATAGGGAATAACAATCCGTTCCTCTTTATCGGGTAGATTGGTATACCTATCCGATAGAGTGGTTACCCATTCTTTGAAATTTTGAGCATAGAAAAGTCTATTGTATTTTGACTCTGGAATTTTTCTCTGACTGAGATATCGCACTGCTTTGTGTTCAGTGGATAGATTATCTATACGACAAAGACCTGCTAGTTTGGACTTTTGGGATATTTTTTTCGAAAATTTTGGCGCACCAAAATCGAATAAATTCTCTGGCGTTTTTTCGGAAACCTTACCATGACCAGTACCACCTTCTTTGTACTTCTCTAGTGCATATTGGTTGTACAGTGACGGGTCAACGTGCTTGATGAAGTTACCAAAGGACATAGATGCGCCACAGTTGTGACAACGGAAATAGAGTCCACCCTTCTTCTCATAGATGTACCCTCGTGCTTTGGATTTATTTGTGTGAGAGTCGCCACAGATAGGGCAACGAAAGTTATAGAGTTTAGCATCCTTCCGCACGAACTTGTCGAGTTTTGGGGATAGTAACCCTACATATTTGTGGTCTACAAAACCTGTTGCTTGCATCATAAAGATTCCAAAATAAAAAACGCTATACTCATTGTGGTAAGTATAGCGTACTTTTAGACGTTTGTCAAGTGTTATTTTTTAGGTTTGACAGAATTTACCTTCTTAACCGATTGTCCTACGAAAACTGTAGGTTCCTTGTTATCCTTGTATTTTGAAAGGATAACGTATAGGTTGTGGTTTGCTTCTCTTACTTCACGAGTCATCATCTTAACATCTTTTGCAACTTCTGTCAAGTCATCTCTTGCATGTTTGTTGAGTTCGCCCATCTTGACAATGACACGCAATGCCCAAAACCACCAAGCAAAGCATACCACACCAGAGATTCCAGCGGCAACATATGCGACATGTAAAAGGTTTACCACCTGATACATGTTAAGAATCATTGCGATTACAATGAATATAACGGGGAAAGTAAGACCGAACTTAATCCATCTGTTGGACTGTTCGATAATTTTTTCGATATCTTTAGATGTTTGTTGCATCTTAGGGTTTCCTGTAAATGTTTGATTACAGTCCACCCTTCAATAGTATAGCAACAATCACTGAGATTGCAGCGGCAACAACTGTAGCAGTTGATGAAAAAACAATTTTAGCGGTAGACTGCTGGGATTTTTGTAGTATGTCAACAACCTCATCCAGTTTGTTTTCGACCTTTTCCAATCTAGTTTCTAAGTGTGCATAACGCATTGCACACATATCCACATGGACTTCTAGATTTTCTTTTTCTAACGGTGATGTACCAACTGGTGTTGCCATAGTTTCTATCCTTTATTTATTTTCAAAATTATGAGCGACCATATCTTAGGTACATCATTGCACCACTTGCTTGGTCTTGTAAAACGATAGGTGCCTTTGGGTTCTTGATTCCGTATTCACGAATCTCTGCACCGCCATTATCTTCGTCAACGTAGTTGTACCACTTTGCATATTTCTTCTTGCCCAAACGAGCATTTACAAACACATTAGTGGGAACCTGAAAAACTCTTGCTCCCGCAAACATGGGAACATCTGGGTTAGCAACATCAGCAGTTGTTGTAGAAGCATCCATCTCGGTGATTGCTTCTTCTGCTTGTTGTTTAAACTTAGTTAAAGTTTTCATATTACAACTCTCTTAATTTCTGTGCAATGTCGGAGTTTATTCCAACATTACTTTCTATTATATTTATACCGTGTACATCTTTGACTATCTGTGGCATATATCCCAAATAGACCAAAAATGTCTTTAATTCGCTCCATTGAAAAGCGGGTATTTTTGCGAACAAAATACGGACTGCTGCTTCTGTTCCAAAAACGTTATTAAGTACAATAATGTGATTAAGGATTAATCTTTCCTTTAAATCACCCTCTGCTTGATATCTATTGAGCAAGCGTCTAATATATTTAACATGCTTCCAATCTTGGTCAAAGGCATTTACACCTTCTTCCTCTACATCTGGACTGTCATAATGTTGCATTGCATATAGAAGAACATTCTTCTCATTCAAATTATAATGTTTCATTTATTAATAGTCCGTTTTTTCCTCATAAAGTATTAAATCAAATGAGGTAGTAACATGCGCCCCATCATCATTCCCATAACCAAGAACCCTAACATCTAAATCAGTTTTCTCTGGCATTGCTAAAGGTACTGCAAACTCATAGACGTACTGATTTTGATAGATGTTTGCAATATGTTGAATTCTGAATGGTGTGTACAATCCATTACCATTGATAAAACGCCCAAAGAATTTAACCTGCATGTCTTTATCTTTTGCAGAAGTCGCAACACCTTTAAGTAGCAAAGCAATGTGGTTTCTCGGAACCGTGTAAATCGACATAAGAGTTTGCGAGTTACCCTCTTGAATCTTCATAACTTCTTGCGTATTTACAGTTACACTAATGTCACCATCATTTGCTTCTGTTCCTGCCATGTACCCACGAAAGATACGCTTGAATTCTACAGTGCCAGTTGAACCTACTGCAATCTCTTCTGAAACTTCATCATAGTTATTATCTAACCCAACAACATAGACAGATTTACCTGCGTCATCTGCACCAGAAACGGTTGCAACACCAGCGGTATCAAAAGCATCCCATGGGTATAGTTCATCACCATCCCAAACGGTTCTTTCTCTATCGTTACGGATGCCAGTTCTTGCACCAAATTTATGGATGTTTCTTGCTTTAGGTACATTCCCCAAAGCAATCATGTATCTTTCATCATCCATGTATCTTTTTGACATTACTTATACCCTAGTTTTTTAAGTTCTGCAATGGTTCGTGTAGTGGTAATGTGACGAATACCGATACCACCTTGTGCTTCCCATTCCTTGATATTCTTTATATAGTCATCAATCAGAACGTTAGGTTTACCATCAGGCGTAGTAGCAAAACGTTGTTTGTCTTCCCTTGCCACAAGATGAATCTCTTTCGGTTTCATGTTCTGTTTTCTTAACCACTCCCTCTTTTCGGGTTTGCTTGTGGGCATCCTTTTGGATGGGGTTGACAGGATGGATGGGTTGAATCTTTTGATGTAGTTCCATAGTTGGAGTCCATCTGGCATAGGTTCTAAGTTCGCCCAAAATTTTGGTACTCCTTTTAGTATGTCCCACTTTTGGTCTTTTTGGTTGTGTTGACTTTTGTCAGTGAATTCAAATTCATGCCCTGCATCTTTCAATGCCTTGTTAGCACCGCCAACAAAGTCAACAAGAACCATATCCATATCACAATAGATTTGTGGGAGGTCAGAAGGTTCCTCTGCTTCTCTCAAAAAATCCTTAACCGTCTTCATGGGTTTACCCCTCTGATTTCTGGTCTGGATTGATTGTTACCGCACCCTTCTCTTTTGTCTTCAAAGTCTTTTCATCTTCGTTTTCAGCAGATTCAGACTTCCCCATGCACTTGCCTTCTGCCATGCACTTAGATTCGGTTTTGCAGTTATCGCAAGTTTCAAATTCTTCGGTCTTAACAGCAGTTTTGATAGTTACTGGGTATTTCTTACCACCAAACTCAAACTCTTTCTTGCCCGCTTCTTTTGCTTTAGATGCTGCAACAACGAAATCGGAAGCGTCTTCTTTTGCAACGCCTTCTGGAATTTCGACTTCTTCGTATTTTTCGCAAACACATGGTGACTCACCACACTGTTCGCACATAGATTCTTTCTTCGGTGTTGCTGCTTCTAGCATATCACGGTATGCTTGTGCAACTGCACCTAATTTACGGAATTCGTTAATATTTGACATGCGTTCTCTCCTTTAAGATATATACATATTTAGTTCGTAACGCACATCGTCTAGGTTCGTTACTTGGATTTGTAGTGCTTTCTTTTGGGGTTTACCACCCTTCATCAAACCTAGTGAGTAAGAGTTAGTCTTACCCTTTGACGGTTTCTTGGGACCAAAAGCAACCTTGCGGTCAATGTCTTCTGGGTCAACTTCATAACCTTGCTTCTCTGCTACTTCGTATGCATGTTGCATAGCACCAGAAAAAGTCTTGTGGTATGTGTCGTAGTCAGACTTACCTTCTGCAACAGTCATAATATAATCTGCGATTTTAGCAACGGGCGCATTTGGGTATGCTTTGATTGCACCGTCAAATTCTTTCTTGACCATTGCTTCTGCGTCTTTTGGGTTGCTACCCTTTTTGACTAAATGTGCGACAACTTTCTTTGCATCAACTTTTTCGTCTAAGAGTGCTTCTTTTAATTCTTCATTAGCAAGACGTAGTGCTTGTTGCACTTCTTTAACCTTTGATAGTCCACGCTTAATCATTTCGATTGCACGAACCGCACCTGTCATGTTACCACCTGTTGCCGCTGCAACTGCAACCGCTGCTTTAACTTCATCTTTGGTGTAACCCTCAGACAAGTCGGTTTCTTCGTTAACCGCAGGAGCAATAGCAAGTAGGTTCTGTTGTGACTTAGGTACTTTGAAATACTTCAATGCAAATAGTTTTGCACTGTATAGGTCTTTCGCATCTTTCTTGGTGATTTCTAGTTTGTCGCCTTTCCAGAAAGCAATCCAACCGTCAACCTTTTCTTGAAGTTCCAATGCTTCACGGATAGAAACACCGAACATCTTCTCAGCAACCTTACGACCCATAACGTCAGCAACAGTTTGAATGATTAGGTCACGAGGTTCAGTGTCCAAGTCCATGGCGAATTTAATCATCTTCTTTTCATCGCCACGTTGCATCATCTGCGCTGCCATCATAAAGTCTTTTTTATCCATGCCACCAAAACGCTTGGCATAGTCTTCTAGTTTTGAAGCAACATCTTTTAGAGATGCTTCATTTAGAATGCTCTCTGCTAGTTTTGCTATGTCGTTGTTAAACATCTAAGTTCTCCTTGATTTTAATTTTTAAATCGCTCTTGCCTTTTAGAATTCTGTGGTAGGTCATTGCAGGTATGAAAAAGGTATCTCCCTCTTTCAACTCAATCGGTAGGTCATTATCTGCTTGATACTGCCAACCTTCTCCTTCAACAACCGTAACAATTCTGTCAGTCTTATCTCTATGCCATACTAACTCATTATCATCCACATTGCAAGAGAAAGTTCTAAACTCTTTCTCATCTGTGTATGGATTTACCAAAAGTAATCTCCCCCACCTTCTAGTCCAAGTTCCTTGGCGTACATTGGTAAACGACACGCCCAATAACCTGGAGTAGTTTTGTCCTTTTTGTTAGCACAATCATGTCGTGCAACGAATGACTTGGTTGCTTCCGCATCGTTAATCTTTGCTTGAAGTCCAGTGTCATCGCCAAAAGAAACCTTGACAACATTACCCTTGTCATTTTTCACATACACATAAAATTTCTTAGAACCACCACGCTTTGGAGAATTTAATTCAACATCTGTCTCTTCAATTAGAGGAATGTCAAGGGGAACCATCTTCCCTTCGTAGCGACTAAATTCACCGATATCGGTATCTTCTAGTAAGTATTTATCTGCGCCCTCAACGATAGCACCAAGTTCTCTTGCTGTTTCAAAGAGTTCGTAGTACATCTCTGAGTGTGGGCGATAGATTTCATGTAGTGATTTCTTATTACGTTTTGCGTAGAAGATTGCTTCTGTTGCCAAAATCTTCTTCGCAGTCTTTGCAAGAATACGAGCATCCAAATCTAGCGTAGACATGCGAATGATTTGGTCAGCGTAAAATTCTACGCCATGCGCCTTCTTCTCTTTATCGGACATTTTATCCATGTAGCGGATAAGTCCTTGCGCTGCTTTTTCGTACTTGTTCTGTTTGAAGTATTTCGCAATAATTTCTTTAACCCACTGAGGTGCTTCTTCAAGTTCACCTGGGGTTGCCTTCTTATATGCTTTTACGAGTTCATCCGTACCACGCTCATAAGACTCACGATAGTATGCGTCTTGGCGAGACAAGTATGCTTGGTCTAAGTCAGTACCAGCAACCTTCTTACCTGTTTCTTTTGTGCGTAGTGGGTTGCGATTGAATTGGTCATATCTGCGCTTATGCACTGCCCTTGCTTCAACATCAGTAATACGCTCAATATACTCAATGTCATCTAAACGCTTTAGTGTACCACGGATTGCGGAACGTACTTTAGAGATTGAAACCGACCATAGAATGAATGATGGGAAACCTGAAATCTTAACTTCAAATGGAACCAAACGAGTTTGGGTATTGAAGAATGGGTCATCTGGAATTCCATCGCCATCTAGGTCATCAATCTGAGGTAGGAAGTTTGAAGTAACTTCACCAAGTTTCAACAAACGTTCCTCTGCGGTATAGTTCTTTTTGAAAGACTTTCTAACTGCCCTTCCTGCTCTCATTATTGCATCATCTTTAGCAGTTGGAGAGTCTTCACCAAGAAGAGGAAGTCCTTGTGCTTTGCGTAGGACGTTCATCTGTTGGATAATCTCTTTTTGCTTTGGTGAACCAGGCATTGTCTTCAATGCTTTTAGGAACAGTTTGCTATGCTCACGTTCTGCTTGCTTATCAGTCCACTTGTCGCCTTCAACGAGTTCTGACATTGGTACGCAGTTTGGTACTTCTTTACCACCCTTCTTCTTCATACCAACTTGAACGTAACCCTTCCAACATGGGTCATCTTCGTCTTTTTCTAGTTCGTCTTCTTTTTGATATTTCTTCTTCAAGTATGAGTCAACTTTGCGGTCATAGTCACCTTTTGGTTTTTTGTCCGTTTTGGTAACGTAACCGTTCTTTTCCTTTTTGGAAATAGCAATTGCTGCCTGTTGCGCCCTAGACATATTTTTGCCTTCGCTCAAACCCGCTTCAATCTTTGCACGAACTTCTTTTGGTAATTCTTTGTAGTGGTACAAAGGAACACTTTCAATAGACGGTTCTGAACCTGTCATCACCATTTGCATTTCATCATTGTAGTGTTGGGGACCTGTCCACTCTTGTCCGTCAGCAGTGTAATGACCATCTGACTTCCATGAATGATGTTTACCATCATCAGTCTTTTCTTCTAATGGGTCAAACTCTGAGACTTGTAGTTTTGTGTTTGAAGTTGCAAAGTTCTTCTTACGCATAACAGTCTTTGCAACCAAGTCGAGTTCTTGATTTCTGTCATCCCAATTCAACACGAACGGCATGTTGATATCAGTCATCATATCATTGATAACTGCCTGTGCATCAGGACCCAATTGGGCGATTTTTCTACCGTACTGTTTGTGGGTTTGTTTGAATAGACGAATGAGTTCTGATTGAGTGATTTGTTTTTTGTTGCGCTCATCGTTAACACGGTCTAGGAAGTGGCGAGTAAACTCAACGTCAATACCTAGTTTCGCAAACAACTTATCTGCATACTTCTCAATGTCATTTAGCATCTGTTGGGTGATTTTGATTTCTTCACGCATCAGAGATTCACGCACCATGTCAAATGACTTCTTGGTCAAGTCGCCAAAAGTCTCTTCGAACATTGCGTCCATTGATGGGGCATGTGACCAATCTTCGTCAAGTTCCTCATCAACGTTCCACTCTTCTTGCTTGTCTTTGTACATCTTCCATGCAGTAGCATACATTACTTCTGCCCACTTATCACCATATTGGTCTTTGAAGGATGCTTTAACTTTGGGGTCTTCTGTCCACTTGAGAATCTTCTCATCAGGTGGTGCTTTCTCACAAACAAGTTCTTGCTCTTCGTTTAGAAGAGTGTCATCGAATAGCAATTCAAACATTTCGTTGATTGCAGCGAGTTTCATACCTGTGCGGATTTTATTGAAGAGGACACGCTTATCTGTCGTACCCAATGTGTCAGGTACGCCCTTAATGAATGTGTCGAAATCGCCATCTGCGGCGATTTTGCGTAATAGTGATGCAGACATAGCATCTGCACTCATGGACTTAGCGGCATCAGAATCGGGGTCTTCACGCTCACCCGCAGATTTGATTTGAATACCATTTGGAAAATCGTAGAATCCGTGTCTGCCCTTAACACCATTGTACTTGTTGAGTAGAGTATCGAATTCCTTGATTCGGTCTGCACCAACAATCATAGTTACTTCACGGTAACCCATGTCATACAACTTAGTCACTGCATCGAATGCAGTCTTAACGCCTTTGTCTTGAGAAATAGCAGATGCATAAGTACGGAACATCTTACGCATGAATTTAACCTTGTCAGTAAATGACAAAGGATTCTTTTTAGGGTCTTCTGACTGAGAAGCAAAAATAACCAAGTCATCGCCTTGCACTTTTGCAATTGCGGATGCTGCCTTGATAAGTTTTTCGTGTCCAGTTGTTGGTGGATTAAATCGACCAAATGAGAACACTACACCTTTTGTTTTTTCTGCTTCCGTAATATTACGGATTTCTTTTAATTTCTTCATTTATAGGTATCCTTAATTGATTTTCACTTTGTCCAATTTTTTGCAGCAGTAAAGTTATTATAAGAGAACGTCAGTCTGTCCACTAGTTTAACTGCACTACCGCCAATCTTATCGACTGCAACGAAACCCTCTGGTTCTGTGACTTCAAATCCATTACTTGTGCGATTGAAAGTTTTAGTCATCTGTTTAACACTTTCAAGTTTTCTCACAATAAGGATTTTTGCCTCATTAATCAAAGAGTAAAATGCAAATACCGCTGTCAAGGTCTGTTGGTATTTTTGCAATAAACGGACATACTCATCACGCAATTGCGCTTTTTGTTCCTTTGCTTTATCGGTTTTTACCTTGGCGATTTGCTTCTCATTAAAGTAATCTTCTATGTATTTAGTATATTCTTTACTTGCAGACTTGGGATTTACGTTCTGCTGATTACGAATTGATTGGTTAACAAAGGTTTTAATACCTGCACCAACAAGTCCACCAGTTAATTGAGATTGCATTTTTAGAATTTCTGCAAACCCTTTGGAGTCGATTCCTTGGAATGCTTTACCCATTTTAGATAGAAGCACATCTAGTTCTGTAACTTCTTTTGCAGTTAGCGTAGCATTACCACTCACATCTCTATATGATGCATCTTGATACCAAAGTCCAGATACGTTACCTAGACCCGATACGTCAATGTTGAATGATGCACTCATGTCTTGGAGTGAGGGACCCCCACTATATTCTGTGTGAATCACAATACCAATCTGTGCTTTCTTAATTTCTGCACCAAGTTCTGAATTTGCTGGTACTGCATACACGATAGTGTTGGGTTGGAATGTGATTAGTTTTTCGCCATCAATGGTTGCAGTCTTTTTATCGTTTGCAGTAAACATCAAATCGCCTTGATAAACGGATTTACCAAGACGTAGTTTCTGTAGATAATCGAATGCGTATTTGAGTTTTGTGTTCAAGTCACCAGAAGTGTCGGCATCAATATCCGCATGTGACTTGTAGACTTTCGGGTTCTTATTGAAGATACCCTTCTTTGCGACAAAGAATTGACCATCTTCAGGGTCATGTCCAAAGAAGACTGCGGGCGCACCGTCCCATTTGACAGTAATATTTACTGGTGCGGCAGAATCCCCTTTGAGCATATCTCTGAGGGAACGTAGGAAATTGATTGCTGCACGACCACCTTCGACACCGTTATTAAAGAGTTCGTCTTCTAGGTGTTCAAGGTGCAAGTTCTTACCTGCTTGTTCGTCTAATTGTTGGTATGCGAGAAAACTCTTCATTTATATTCCACTCCGATAGTATATTGTCCTATTTGAATACCACCATCAGAAACCTCTGGATTAAATGTAGAGAATACTTCTTCAATATCCACCAACGTCTGTAGAGGTTCCGAAGTGGTTATCAAACATTTGTTACCACTTGTCTTTTTCGTATTTGAATAACCCAAGTCTATACAAGTTTTAACGATTAAGTCAACACTTGATATTGCTTGAGTTTCCTTTAACAGTTGTTGAATGGTCTTAGCGGGCATTGAATTCCTCAATATAGTGATATTCAGTGTATCACTTATATTTATAAGACTTCGAATATCCCATCATGGTCTGTAGAGTAAATAACGTTATTAACTCCAAACGTAGCAATTGTCATAGCACAACCATCACATGGTTTTGCGAGTCCTTGTATCCACTGAGTTGAATGTGGGTGAGGACGTTTTGCACGATAGACATATAAATCGCACTTGGTTAAATCATCTTGAGTGATTAACCGTAGCGCATTTTTAATCGCATCAACTTCTGCATGTAGAAAAATCTGCCCTTCTCTGTATCCATTTTTCTCGCACATTAGTGGGTGAGTCTTCCACGAGTTCACACCAGTTGCGATTAGTCTCTTTTTATACACAACACCAGCAGACAATCTACGCTCACTGACACCTGGCGATTCTATTGCCAAACGTCTAAGCATATCAATTACTCTGTAGTTCATGTGTCACCTTATATAAAAAGAGGGGGGCATTGCGCCCCCCCAAGGTTGCGGCGAGGGAGAGAGGAACCCTTCCGCATAAAACGATTAGAGGTACATAGGACCCGTCCAACGGATTTCGTATCCAGTGAACAAGTTTCCACGAGCAGCGTTACGAGCAGGAGCATTGTAACCCGCTGCCTTGAGAATGTCCCCAAACTTGAACTTTTTGTCGTTTTCAGTGTTGACGATGAAACCCCACACACTACGGTCTTTGATAATCTTGATGTACTTGTTACCAGGACGGACTTCAATCAAGTCGTAGAACCTTTCCATCTGTTCTTTACCATAACCACGCAACTCTTCAGTACCGTTACGAGTAAAGAAGTTTTCGTAGTCAACCTTAATCATCTCAATCAAGGTCTCAACTGCTTTGGTCATTTGCTCATTCATAATATAGTTCCTTTTCTCATTTCGTACAAGTATTATAACAAACCTTATTCACTATGTCAACAGGTTTTTTCACTTTTTTTGATTAATTTTTTAAATCGCTTCGAAGCATTCGATAGCAAGACCACGTTCCAAGCGAAACGCTTCTTTTTCCCATGGGAGTTCCATGTAGGGAGTTCCATCTTTGATTTTGCGCTTTTTCCAACGCCCACCATAACCGTCCATCTCACGCTTTGCGTACTGCTTAACGTGAACCATTTCGTGACAGATGGTGCTAATCATGTCGAATAGTCCCAATCCTTTTGCAATCTCAAGTTCGAAAGTGCGATTATTGTCGCCTTCCATACAGTAACCATAAACCCCTTTGAGGTCTTTGAAGGTGACTGTAATGTCAAGGGTACGGTAACGGGGGAGCAACTTCTGAATGCACCAGTGTACGGTCTTATAAGCAATATCACGCTCAAACGCTTTACCGCCTTCGGTCTCAACTACATTGGTCAAATAGGTCATACGAGAACTACCTCTGTTATCATCAAATTACAGAGTAATTATAGCGTATCTGGGGGGGTATGTCAAGAAAAACCTGGTTTCGTAACCCGTTGATTTTATTGGGTTTTCGAAAAAAGTTCATTGATTTTTTCTATGGATGGGGCGTTTTCGATAGATTTTTTCTATGAATCCCCATTTTGGGTCTGAAAGTACCCATTTTGGGTATAATACTAAGGTACTAAAAAAGGAAAGGGGCATCGCCCCAAAGAAGCGATACCCCTAGATGTTGGTATCTATAGACTGCGGGCAGAAACCCCTACTGGCAACTACATGCGTTGCGACCCGCTTTTCCGTTACTAGGATTGATTTGTGCAATAAATTCTCCTATCGCTTCCTTACGCTCATTGTTTTGCACCTGAGCATTTTTAAGTCGTTTGATACCATATAAATCTTCACCCACACTCATAATGTCTAAGACTATTTATACAGCATTAGACCTGTGCGATATGGGTTTTGATAATAAAATTTTCATTTCCTGAGAAATTTCCGATTGAATATGGATAAGTCCATGTCGATGGGAATACAATCAAACGCCCCTTCTTTGCACTCACTGTGTTCTGAACATCAAAGAATCCAATCTGGAAATCTTCGTCATCTGTCAAGAACCATAGGAACGTCATGTAACGTTTTACTTGTGAAGACTTTGCAACATCAATGTTAGTCTCCTTCACATCTTCTGCATCACGGAATTGATAGATGTAGAAATCCTCTAGTGTACTCTTCTCTGGGAAACAGTTCACATGTGGACGTACTGACTTAACATACACAGGCATCGTTGCTTCGACAATCTTGCGCTGAGTCGTAGAAATCTTTCCCCAATCTTCATCGTTGTTTGTGTCAATGTTCAATGATACAAACTTCTCGCCTGTCTCTTGCAGTGAGTTACGAACCACATGATGGTCTGCATCCTCACGGAACATCTTCACAATCTTATCACAATATTGTGGTGGTAGTGCGTCATCAAAAACTTTGATGTATTTTGTTAGTCGATAGTCAACCTTGTAATCAACTTCTTCGTTTGCTAGTTCATCTGAGGGAAGTTCAAATTTATCTTTCTTCTCCTCATCTGTTGCGTCAAACTTTTCTTCAAGTGAAATTGCACCTGTCTTTGCTTTAGCAACCATTACCAATGTCTCCTTCGGTCAGAAATGCGGGAGTGTGTCCTTCGAATCCACTACCATTATTTAATTTACCTACAAAAGTATTTGCCTCATGTAGACTTAAACCTCGTGCTATTACTTGATTTGTCTTAACCTCAAGAATAGCATATGAACCATTGTCCATATCAATCACTTCATACATTGATTCCATCAAACTTCCTTCCTTTTTTCCTAATACTTGCATCTTCCATACCGAACCGTGATTTATCGAACAGTGGGGTATCATCATCGTTTTGAGTATATCCACCATGTCCAGTATCAGTTAGACCGTCTTGTGCTTCTTGCTCACAATCGTACAACCGCATTTTTCCACGGTCAACTCCAACCACAAATCGCTTGTACATACTTGGGTCATTGTAGCGGTTCTTCAACTGCTTAATCATAATCTGACCAAGTGCTTCAAGTTCTTCTGTGCTAATTAGCGCAAACATAAAGTCAGCAGTTGCGGGTAGACCAAACGACTCTGAGGTGTCAGTCAAGTCAACGTCTGAGTTTGCGTAACCACCACGAGTAGTCTGTGTGGCAGAAACAACTGGTACACCAAACTCAACTGCAAGTCCACGCAACTCTTCTGCAATACTCTTCACCAAAGTGTATGAGTTTGCATTTGCGTTTGCTTTGATACGAGATGATGCACAAATATTTAGATAGTCAATGTAGATAATATCTGGACGGAAGTTCTTCTTCAAGTTCAGTTCATTCAACAAGTGACGGAAGTGACCTGCGTGTGCAGATGCCGTTGGAAACTCTTTGACAATCAACTTGCCTTGAGTCTTCTTTGCAACTCGTTGGATTTTTCTATCGTACATGTCTTTGGATAAGTCCGATAGTTGGTCAATAGAAATGTCCAATAGATTTGCGTCAATACGTTCTGCGATTTTCTCTTCTGCCATCTCCATTGTGATGTACAAAACATTCTTGCCAATCGACAAGTTTGCACCAGCACAATGACACATGAAAAGAGACTTACCAACACCAGTACCTGCGAGAGCAATATTCAAGGTCTTGTTTGGAAGTCCACCCTTCGTGATTTTGTTCAGAAGTTCAATGTCAAACGGAATCTTCTCTTCTACCCGATGATAGAAGTCGAATCGTTCATCAGATTGCTCAAGAAAATCGTGACCAATATGAGAGTCAAATGAAACACCAAGAGCATCAGATAAAATCTTAGGGATTGCTCCCTTCTCTTCTTGCGTCTTCCCGTCAAGGATTTTGATGGAGTCCATAACCGCATTATAGACTGCCTTCTCTTGACACCACGCTTCGGTCTTTTCTACTAACCAAGTGAGGTTTTCTTGCGTGTCGCTTTCCTTGAGGACTTCTTTAACGACACTGGTGGTTCCTTGGATTTCGCCTTCGGTGAGTGGTTTTTCTCCAAGAGATATGAGGATACTTTCTTTTGTAGGTAGAGCATTATAACGCTCAACATAATCGCCCAACTCTTGATATACCTTACGCTCCATGCCGTCATGGAAGTAATCACCTTTGACAAACGGGAGGACTTTTCTTGCATAATCTTCATTCAGAAACAGATGTTTCAGTATTTGTGTTTCGATTCTCATTCTTTTGTTTGCTCTCCAAATCTTTCTCTAGTATGTCTACTAGAATATCACCCAACATATTCTCAAATGCATAGAAGACTTCATCTTCAATGTCTTGACCCTGCAATGGTCTAGGAACAGTTATAATATCATATTCGAATGCCAATGTCAAGCGTTCATCTTCGTCTTTTTTGTCATCGCCTTCGTCTGGATTGAAACCAACTTTACCATAACGGTATTCGGTGCCTTCCCAAATACCCGCCTTCTTCGTAAGTTGGATATGCATCTCATCGCCATCAGGTGCATGTACAAACTCATACATGCCCTTAACGTCAACTACACCGTCTTCATACTTCCTCATTATTTTCTTCCTCTAGTTCTACAAGACTTAGTTCTGACATTTCTTCTTCAAGTTCTTCCTCAGAGGGTTTTCCGTATAGGAAATTCTTCTTGACAAATTCTTCAAGTTCATTAAGAACATCTTGCGTAAAATATTTTTCTGGGTCAGTGTTGATTGACTTACCAAACTGCTTAGAACCATCTGGAAGTTCGTATCGTGTAGATACTTTCTTAAAGATACCTGCTTGTTCTGCAAGTTCCAATAGACCGTAGTAACGTGACAAACCTTTATCGTAAGTGACTAGCACTTCGACAAGTTTGTTTTCTTTGGTGAGTCGTGACTTGTGGTTTGCAACTTTAATGATGTTACCAACAACTTCTGTACCGTCCTTTTCCTTCTTCTTAGATAGGAATAGAATGTTTGAAGCAGCGTATTTTAGTCCACTACCACCACTCATTTCCTTTGTAGGAATGTATGAACCAATCACCTCATAGGTGTGGTTAGTAATGAGCATTGGTACTTTTGCACGACCAAGTTTGAGTGTGAGTGTACGGAAGATACCACGAATCTTTGGCGCACGAGTCATGTCCCGCTTGTCATTACCCTCTGAGGTATCTGTCATTTCTTTGGTAGTAGAAAGCATACCAAGTGAGTCAAGAACCAACAGAATTGGTTGACGGTCACTTTCGTGTTGCTCCATGTACTTGTCTAGAAGTTTAGCACACTGAGTACCAAACTCTTCAATGGTTGCAACAGGTACGATATGCATACGTTTTGCGTCAATGCCACGTTCCTTAACCATTTGCTTAGTAAGTGCGGATTCTGATTCAAAATAAATCACACCACCATCTGGATTATCTGCTAAGAATTTCTTTACCGCACCAAGAACGAAAAAGGTCTTGCCAGTAGCACTTTCACCTGCGAAAGCAGTAATCTTGTTGTTTGGAATCCCACCAAAGAGACTTCCTGAAACAAGAGCATTAAGCACATAAGAACCAGTATCAATATATCCATCTACATCTCCCGCTACAATTCCATCTTCCACGCATCCTGCGAATTCGTTACCTATAGTCTTGCCAAGACTCTTCAAAAAATCACTCATATTCTATCCACTCCAATCAGTTTGAATAATATTAACATTATACCCTATAACGTATCAAATGTCAAGGACTTTTTACCAAGGTTTCTTGATTTTTTTAAATGGTTTTGAAATAGCATCGCCTGCTTTCTTAGCACCATCGTTTACTGCTTTACCTGTGTCTTTGGCAACATCAACACCTTTATCAACCACTTTAGTAGTTTCTTTTGCTACTGTGTTTGCGTCT